ACAAGCAATAATTCTACGATCAACTCCATATCTTCTCGTAACTTCTTCAGCAAAGTCCCATGTGGTAGCACCTCCTGTAAGCATGATCTCATCAAAAACATACAAAGTATCGTTATGCTTCACAGCACAGATTCCCGCCATAGGGTCAACGTTAAAATCCAACCCAATTAACAAAGGAAGCATTGATAAGTCTTTTGATTCCTTATCAATATTCTCATCAGCAAAGCTAACCGCAACCAATCCAGTAAGATTTTCAAAACTTGCCTCAAATTCCTGTCTAAAAGTCCTCTCATCTAATTGACTCCTAGCAGCTTCAACTTCCTCCTTTACAACATTACCCCCCTCTATCGTAGTAAAACTCCATCTTCCCCAATCTTCCCATTCCCTTTCACCACAAAAGCACCACATATCATAAAACCAGCTAGCAGTTCCATCAGGAGTAGAAATAAATAAAGCCCAACCTTGTTTATCAGCTAAAGCAGGTCTTATAACTTCAGCCCATACATCTCTATCCATAAATGCAGCTTCATCCAGCACAACACCAGCTAAACTTCTACCTCTCAATGCCATAGCATTTTCAGTTCCCTTCAACTCAATACTCGATCCATTAATTAAATCAAGTCTCAAATCAGTCTCATTTTTACTCTGAACCCAAGTCCTAGGTGTCAATCTCTTCAATTCTTTCCATGCAATATCCTTCGCCATCCTATATGTAGGTGCACAATAGAAATAAACCTCATTCGGTCTATTAATAGCTCCTCTCAACAGTTCTATACAACTTAAATAACTTTTTCCAAACCTTCTCCCAGCTACAAGCACCCTAAATCTTTTATCACTATTAAACACCTCCCCCTGTGCATACCTTAAACTGATCTCATTTAGACTCATTTACACCTTTTTTTCACAATATTACTCTTTTTCTTTCGCATTTTACACTTTTAAAGCTATCATCGAAATATTAACACCCTCATAAAACAAGTTCGTGGCTGAATCTTACATTAACAACAACCTAAATTTAGATCTTCCAGTTCCCCAACGTAAACCCCGTGTTCAAAAATATACAGGAGGCTCAAATTCAAGAGCAGTTATAGAAGCAAGATCTCAAAGATTATATTCTCGTCAACTTGAAGGCAAAACTACTCGCCAATTAGTCATAGAACATTCCAAAAGAGAAGGTATTTCAGAACCCACCGCCTGGGCTGATTGGGGCAGAGTTAAAGCCTGGAATGATGAAGATTGGCTTAAGGAAAGAGATAAAATGATCCCTCGTCTACAAGCTATGAGAATGCGTCTGTTCAACAAAGCCATAGCGAAAGGTCAACTACAGACAGCAGCACAAATACTAGACTCTCTAGGCAAAGTTGTAGGGGAATCTGTAGAGACAGTCAACATTCAAGCTCCTGAACTTGCTATTCGCATAGAACCTAAGCAATAAAGATTTACAGAATATATTTAAGTTACCCACGCACGCTAAAAATAAAAAATAATTTTCTACCCTACCCCATTCAATAAAAAATAAGTAAAAATACTCATAGATTAATATTAAATTAGTATACTAAAATGTTTGATTTTCGGCTATAATTTGGGTAGGGATAAATTAGTTTTATTACTTCTTTAAATCCTCTGTAAAGCTTTAATTATCTTTTTAGGTAATAAATAGCTAATACAGTCAAAAGCTATTTACAAGACTAATAAAAGTAAATAGCAAAAATAAACACTTAAAAAAATCAAAGCCTATGATTAAAAAACCAAATTAAAAAAAATTTACCCGGGCTGATAGCCCGAAAATAAAAACCAATTATCAAATTAATTAAACTCATGAAATTATTTTTACTAGGCACTATTAGTTTTTTACTATTTAATTTAGTATTAGATAATACTCTAAAAGATATGACTAAAAGAGATTGCTTACAAGGTATTGAACAAGCTTGTAAGTATATTAATACTACACAAAAGATGTTAGATGATATATAATATATATATAAATAAACCTATTATTTTATTAATTAAATTATGAACAATCCTAAATTATTAACTGCTGAAGAATACAACACAATTGTATTAGCTATTACAAAAACCGCGGATTATGTAATATCACATAATCAAAGTAAAAAAGATTTTTATGAAACTATGTTTAATAAATTATTCAATGTGACTTTATCGGATATGATTGAAAAGTTACAAGATGATATTAGGCAAGAAGAAATCAGTAAACCTATTTCAGAGATAGAGGAATAAAACCTCTATCTTTTTTTTATTCAATTATTTAATTAAACCTATGAAAAAGATTAATTTTGAAGAATGGAAGAATCATTATTATGATGTTCCATTTATAAAAGAGAATTATAGTTTATTGGAATCAATGGAAGTTCCGATAGATTGTATTTTATCAAGTCAAGATATTTCAAAAACAAAATTTATAAGAGTTTTTACGTTTGGAAGTTGGCATGAAATTTTAGAGAATGGAGATAGTTATTTTTTACATTCTTATTTAGGAGAAAAAGAATATGATTATATTGGTAAGGATGAAAAGGAGATTGAAAATAATTTAAAAGATTTATATGGATATGTAATATCAAGTAACCTTTATAAAAAAAACAATTTATTTAATTAAAACAATGAAAACAAAAAACACTTATTTATCTTTTCAAGAATGGAAAGAAGAATTTTTTGAAGTTGACAATAAAAAAGAAAATAGAAATATATTAATTGAATATGGTGTAATAAATGATTTAAGTGATAATTTACATGATAAGACTATAAGAATAAGAATATATAAAAAGGGTGGACATTTAGAAATTTTAAATAATGGTTTATTTTCTGTTGGATTAGATCGAACAACATACGAAAATAAAAATATTGAACCAATAGAGAAAGAATTATATAAGTGGTGTAATGGAGAAATATTTAATTTATATGATGGGTGGGCAAGTAAAACAAATAATATAGCAAATAAGATAATGCAAGAATGTGAGAATGATTCAGATTATTTATTTGAGATAGTACATGAATATTTACAATTATTGGAAAATACACCAATAGGATTAAAAGGAATAAAAGAGACTTTAGAAGAAAAGGAGAATTAAAACAATGAATAAAAAAACCGCACAATATATTAAAAACTTAATAGCTGAAAATGAATTTGAACTAAAATCAGAGAGAATGAGTTTTGATATTAATTGTAAACAGTTAGGACGTATTACTAATCCTACTTATTTAAAAGAATCTAATGAAGAATTTAAACTAATAAAAGATGCTTATAAATCATTAAATAAAATTATTAAATCTTAAAAAAAATAATAATATTTTCTTAAAGGGATATTAGTAATATCCTTTTATGAAACTATTTTATTTTAGTTTCATTAAACCTTATTAAATTAATTAGTTATGAATTCAAAAATTAAACAATCAATCCTGGATATAGTAAATCTTGATAATGAAAGGTTAAAAACATTAAAGGCGAAAAAGGTATTAAAGGCGGATATTGAAAGGGATATAAAATTTATTAGAGAACATATTGAAATTATTAGAGGTTAATAATGACATGATTATATATTAATTATATGTTAATATATATATTAGAAGTATAAAAACTTCTTTTTAAACATTAAACTTATTTAATTAAATCATGAAAAAAAAGCTTATAACACTTGCACACACTGAGCAAGTAAAAGTAACTTTGACAAGTGATCAATTAAAACATTTAGAAAATTTATGTAAAAAACGTTTTAATATGGTTAATAGATCACAAATGATAAGAGAATTAATTATAAATAGTTTAGAAAGAGAAAAAACAATAAAAGAAATAAAAAAAGAAGATAATGATAAAAATTATTTAAGTTATGAAGAATATAGCTTAGTTTATAGTGTTTTAAAAGATAGTTTAAAAGCTATTTTAGAAAAAGAAAAAGTAGAAGAAATATTAAAAAAATTATACTATATTTCAATATTAGATTATAAACAGTTAAATATTTTTGAAAACATAGAAAAA